CCCCCGCGTACGGAAGCCGCCCGGCAAGTTAGACAACGTGCCCGCATCGACGAGCTGGCGCATGATCGACGTAGCGCCCTTGGCAAAACCACCAATGAGGTGGATAAGGCCGAAACCATAGAAACCAAAGCCGGGGATGTAGTTGTAGTGCGAGAAGTGAATCTGCTTTTGTTTCTTGTCATCGGTCTCAGCCCAGTTTCGGTAGACAGAGAGAACTTTGCCGCTGTCTTTAAGAATCGTCACAACGTAAGGAAGCTCAATCCCAGTCTCTTCGCCGTACTTATCAAGGTCTTCAAAGCCCTCAATATCAAGCTCGCAGTGAATCTCTAACAGTGTGTAGCGATCATCTCGTGCCGCATCAAAACCACCGATCTCATCTTTGCGCTTGGATATATCGTCTTCATCAGCAACCGGGTCGCCAATCTCGCATTCTTTGTAGAACCCGTTGACCTGCATTTTGCGAATTTCATTTTTCGTTCGCTTCATGCGGTGGGTGTAGCGCTGTGCGCTCTCAAGGCTTGAGGCTCCGTAGCTGACCACAAAGTCCTCAGCAGGGATAAACTGCGAGACGGGGCGCTCTAGCGAGGGGTCGTAGAAAATCTTCTTAAACGCCGAACCTGCGATGGGCAAGTTCCACAGCAGGCGCTCGTGCTCTGAGCGATAATCTGCCATCTTGTCTGTCAGCATATAGTTCATGTCCTCACGGACACGTGCTGCTGCTTCGTCTTTGTCTTTGTTACGGCTGCCAAGAATTTTTGTCTTAACCGGACCCTGCGCTGGGAATGTCTCAACAATACTCTCGGACTGGAACTTAACTACTGCCTCAGCCAACAGGGGGTGGTAGACGCCAAACGCGCCCTCCCAAGGCTCTGAGCGGTCCTCAATTTTTAGACCCAGCAGCTCAAGGCCGTCGTGGTATGTCTCTTCCCACTCAGCACGCGACTCAATATCGGTGGCGTACGCTTCTAGCAGTTCATCAGCGATCTTCGCGCACTGCTCCTCGTCCATGTACTCCGCGAGGTTATCTGAGTGCGGAACGACATCGCCTTCGTCTCCGGGCTCAATATCAAGAATCTCTTCACCGCCGATACTAAGCTCGACGCTATCTGGGTTCTCGATCTCAATTTCTAGCGGCGCTTCGCCCGCTGCTTTTTTGTCTACTCCTACCGGAGCACCGTATAGCGCTTTATCAATAGCCATGCTCTAACCCTAATAGTAAGCCGCTCTCACGGGTTCAAATTCACCTTCATCGTCCCACCCGTCTCCGGGCAGCGCAATAAACCCACCGTTTCTAAAACGCATTAACGCCATCACGGTGCTGTCCACCAAGTCATCATTTGGCATCGCGGGGAACCCGCAGACTTCATCTACAACCTCTTCGGCCCATCTGCGACCAACTGGATACCAAACAAAACCTGATGCGAACATATCAGACACAGAGTTCAAACGCATAACTTTGTCGCCTGTGCCCCTATGAGGAGTATATTCGCTCACGGGTATTCCCGCGCGACGAAACTCTTGGTACAGCGGTGCACCTGATGATTTTTTCTCAATCACAAACCAATCAGGCTCCCACTCTCTATACTCTTCATACGCCAAGCGCTTGAGCTCAGGAAACTCTAGGCGCTCCTTGATACTGTTGAGCAGTATTATATTCGCCTGCGCCACGCCGTTGTCGTCGTCATTATAGAACACACCCCACGTTGTCAGCGCGGTAAAATCTGAGCGGTTGTTTTTTTCTGCAGCGGCGTCGAGGCTCATGATTATATACTCACACGGCGGCGGGTCGTCCTTGTCCCACTCACACCACCAATCGCGCTTAATGATTGACGCCTCACGCGATGTGGGCTGCTGCATGTACTGCGCCGACCACTGAAACGACGGCATCGACGCTTTTGTCTTGAGCAATGACTCAACCGGCCACTGCTCGGGCCACAGCGACAGATACTTAGTCTCCTCGATGTCATCTGCCGAGGCGTGCTTGTTCTCCAACAGCGCAGGGAACTCAATGACGTCCCACTGGTCTGAGTCCTCGTTGCGAATCATATCTGACTGCAACCGCCCGATGAGGTCCTGCTCCGCCCAGCGTGTAGCCACCACCGCCACCGAGCCACCCGGCATCAGACGCGTGCGCGCACCGTATGCGTACCACTGATACGCTTTGTCAAATATCTCAAAGTTCCCGTTCAGCACGTCCTGCTCATTGTGCGGGTCGTCGATCACGAGCAAGTGCGCACCGCGACCAGCGATGGCACCCCCAATACCCACAGCAAAATACTCGCCGTCCTTGTTTGTTGACCACCTGCCAGCCGACTTACTGTCCGCAGAGAGCTTTACATCAGGAAAAATCTTTTGATATTCAGGCGAGTTGACGATATTTCTCACCTTACGACCGAAGTCAACGGCCAAATCAGCGGTGTGAGACACCATCATGATCTTTTTATCGGGCCAGTTGCCAATAAACCACGCCGGAAAGAAAATTGAGGTCAGCTGAGACTTACCAAACCGAGGCGCGATAGAGACTGTGACCCTACTTTTGCGCCCGTAGGCCATATCTTCCAATAATTGCGCTAATTCTTTGTGGTGAGGGCCAATTTTGTAGTCCGGCATCATTTTTTGAGCAAAATCTAGCAGCGAACCCCGTGCTGCCTCGGCTGTTTTACGCTCTTCAAGCTCCTCGACTACATTTAACAGCTGCGCCTGCTCTGCGGGAGAGAATTTATGCAGGTTCTGCATCAACAGGACTAGCTCGTCCTGCGAAAACTCTTTCTGCTCGGCCATGACAGCACTCAAATCAGCATCACTCGTCAAAAATTTCGTCAGGGGTGACTGAACTGGCGATCTGCGCGGGGTTATTATCTGAATCTGCAGGCTCAATTATTGTCGCGTCGCTAATATCGCCGTCAATCAACCTTGTGAGCTTGTTACGCAGCAGGTCTTCTAGCTCCTCGGTGCTCTGGTGCTTGACTGTGACCTCTTGGCGCTCGGCAAACAGCCCCACATCAGAGATTTTACCCAGTAACTCAAGCGCTCGCATGCGGATTTTTGGGTCATCATCGCTTGACTCTTCAATCAAACGGTTTGTGACGTAGTTTCGCACCTGCTGAGCGTCGCCAATTATAGTGTGGTCGTACTCATCAAGCAGCGCGTTGAGTTTTCTCATCACACCGGGGAGCTGTTTCTCGTACTTACTAGGCTCACGCGCCGACTCAAACAAGTCTCGCGCCCGGCCTTCGTCCTCTTCGGTAAGCTCAGAGGCCTCCTCGTCGCCCAGCACACTCATAAACTCAGCCGTATTAGCCGCTGCAAATATCTCCTCGCGCGTATCAAGCGGTGGTGTCGGCTCCATCGGCACCTGCTCAAGCGGAGGAATGAGGTCTTTTTCTTTGTCGTCGAGCAAAAACTCAAGCGCCATGATGTGTTGACCTGTGGGTTATCGCACTGCCTGTAAGAAGCGCACCGAACGCAAGGTGGAATAAACCTCCACCCTGCAACGTAAATGGCTGGTGCTGTTGTGTCAGACTTTCTATTAGTTGGATTTGCACTGCCGACTCCAGTTCCGTTAGCGACATCATTTCAAACCCGCCTAGTAAGTCTTGCCGATGCAGCCCTATCCAGCTAGGCACGACAATAAAATCAAAAATACAAATAGCCGCATAGATAGCGGCCATCATGCTTTTCCACCCCTCGTCTCGTTGCAGCCAAACGAAGAATCGTTTCATCACTGTGCCGAATAGTCTGCGTTAAACGTCTGACGTAAACCCTTTGACTGCGGGTATGTGCCGTGCAAAAGCCAGTTAGGGAACACAAACAGCTCACCGCGTTTGGGGCTGTGAGTAATCACCCTAGACTGCGAAGCAGAGAACGGCGTCTGAGCCGAGCTATTCATAACAAAATACACGTTGTTCTCTGGCTTTTCGTCGTCGTTTGTCTCTGGCACATTTAAGTACAGCACCGTGGAGATGCCAAGCACACTGCCTTTGCCATTATGCTGGTGGATCGTGTGGAACGACCCCTCGTCGCCTTTGACTGTCCAGATACCGTCTGGCCGGAGCGTGTTTAAAGCTGAGCTATCAAACAGTTCAGCGCTAACGCACAGCTTACCTACGATTTGACCGAGTGCTGAGACTGCGTCTGCTAAATCCTGCTTGGATATGTAGTTGCCATCGTGCCTCTGCAGCCAATACTGCTGAACTGCGTCTCCCTTACAAGTGTAGTTGTCTTTGTCGGCAACAAAGCCGTCGATGTCTCTGTCCACCAGACCATCAAGACGATCTACAAGTTCAGTGTCGAGCATAGCGCGTATAAGCCAATTATCGCCGTGCTCGTATATCGTAACGTCCACAAATGTACTCCTTCAGGCAGCTAATCACCCCAGCTTATTCTCGTCTCGGCACCGTGCGCAATACCCGTTGACTAGGCGCGGGCTGTGCTCGCCACACCAATCACACTCACCGGGCACCCCTTTGGGTATCTCCGGGCGCGGTCTGTTGAGTGCCTGCTGCTGCATGCGCTCTATGTAGTCATTGGCAACATCTGCCTCATCAGCCATGTTTGTATCTCCATAAAGGTCAAGTGATAGTACAGAATATAACTATGCACGCGCAAGAAACTCGCGGGTCCCTCGCTGAGAAAAGGGGGTGGGGGGTGTTTGGCAGAACTGAGTTGAGAAATCAAAGGGGGGTGGGGGTACTTTGAAAAATTTTGCAGATTGTTCGTGTGGAATGGCATGTATATAAGTCAGACGCGCCGGGTCGTTTTTTGGGGGGTGGGGGGTCACGCCTCTCCGCGCTCAGAATCGCTAGGGGGGCCTTGTTACTTGACAAGTCAAGCCAGACTGTGCTAGGATGCCGCGCCCAGTTTCTTCTTTACCTGCTA